TAGAACAGCGCGAATCTCTTGCATCACGGTACAACGCAGAGGTCGCACCTTACCTAACCGTCATGGACTCTGTTGGAACTTCTATGGAAGAGGCCAATGAATACGCCAAGCTAAACAATCCTGATATCATGTTCATGGATCAACTGGATAAGTTTCGTGTCAACGGTGAGTACAATCGTGGGGATGAGCGGCTTAAAGAGACGTACGTTCTTGCCCGCGAGATAGCCAAGCGAAACGACTTGCTTGTGTGGGCTGTTAGTCAAGCAAGCAACGATGCACATGACCGTCAATTTATTGACTACTCAATGATGGACAATTCTAAGACCGGCAAGGCTGGCGAGGCTGACATCATCATTGGTATAGGTAAGACGGGTGCCAGTGACGTTGACAACATCGTGCGTCATGTTTGTATATCCAAAAACAAACTCAACGGGTGGCACGGTACAATCAACACGCAGATAGATATACACAGAGGGGTGTATTACTGATGAGTAACCACCAAAACGAAGAGATACTTGAAAGTCTGTACGATGAAGAGTACCATCGTCTTGAGACAAAATATCCACAGTTAAATCCACAACAGATAGCCACACTGGCTAGATACTTTGCAAAGAAACAGTGGGAGGAGATGGAGTGAACGTGCTGACGTTTGATGTGGAGACAACCCACACACACAAGCCGTCCGGTGGCACCACTGCCCTGCCGTACTTTGGTAATCGTTTGGTTTCAATAGGTTACAAGTGGTTGGACGAGGAACAGGTGTTCTATGACTGTTACTACCACGAAACTGAACCGCCCACGCACAGTGCGGCAGAGGACTTCCAAACATCTCTTGACTACGCTGATGTAGTTGTGGGACAAAACATTAAGTTTGATCTGTCGTGGATACGTGACTGTGGGTTCACATACACAGGAGAAATCTATGATACTATGGTTGCAGAGTATGTTTTATCGAAAGCGCGGCGATGGCCTCTTGGACTTGCTGCTCTTGCAAAAAAGTATGACACGGTGCAAAAAGAGAAAGACCTCGTTGAGCCGTTTATGGCGGCGGGAAAAACCTTTTTCGAAATACCGTGGGAAATAGTAAAAGAGTACGGCATAGCTGACGTTGCAGCTACAGAGCAGATTGCTCTCAAACAACTTGAAGCCTTTGGCACTACATTTGAGGAACTATACAATGAACGATCTACTACCGACATTGCGTCTGTCGCTTGAGATGACTGACACACTAGCCCGCATCGAACGCAACGGGCTGCGTGTCAACCTAGACACACTGGATGAAATCGAAAAGCTGTACCAAGATGAGTTTGATGCGCTGGAGTTGCGTCTCAACGACATGGCCCGTGCAGCTATGGGGGACACACCCATCAGCCTGACCAGCCCCGATGACAGGTCAATGCTGCTATACTCACGCAAAGTCAAAGACAAAAAGTCGTGGGCATCTATGTTCAACTTGGGCATGGAGCAGCGCGGTGCCACAATGAAACCAAAGCAACGCACTCGTATGTCCGCCAAAGACTTTCGTATTTCTGTACGAAACAACACAGACGTGGTGTTCAAAACACGGGGTGAGCAGTGTCTTGCGTGTGTCGGTACAGGCCGTGTGCGTCCCGTACGTAAAGACGGAACTCCCAGCAAAGCGTTGCGTGTCTGCAAGCAGTGCAGCGGCAAGGGTGTTATATACCGGTCTACCGGAGAGGTGGCTGGGTTCAAGATTGTACCCCGCAACGTGCGTGACGTAGCATCTGCTGGGTTTAAAACAGACAAGGATACACTGGCTGAACGGGAACTAGAACTGTCGGGTCCAGCCCGTGAGTTTGCATCTGCGTACGTGCGGTACAACGCACTGCGTATGTATCTTGGTACGTTTGTAGAGGGAATGAAAAACAATGTCGATGACCACGGTTTCATACATCCGGAATTTATGCAGTGTGTTACGGCGACGGGTCGCCTTTCGTCTCGCAATCCTAACTTTCAAAATATGCCACGAGGTAACACGTTTGAAATACGGAAGGTTGTGGAGAGTCGTTTCCCGCAGGGTAAGATTGTGGAGGGCGACTACTCGCAGTTGGAATTCAGAGTCGCAGGATTTCTAGCACAAGACAGTCAAGCCTATGCTGACGTAGAGGCTGGCACAGACGTACACAGTTACACTGCCAGTGTGATTGGCTGTTCACGGCAAGAAGCAAAGGCACACACCTTCAAGCCTCTCTACGGCGGCACTACGGGCACAGAGGCCCAACAACGCTACTACAGGGCGTTCAAAGAGAAGTATGGTGGGGTAGCACTCTGGCATGAAGACCTCCAGCGAGAGGCCGTTACACACCGCGTAGTGACGTTACCGTCTGGAAGACAGTACGCTTTCCCTGATGCGCGGTGGACAAAGTACGGTACGGCTACACACCGCACAAACATCTGCAACTATCCCGTGCAAGGCTTTGCAACGGCTGATCTGTTGCCCGCTGCATTGGTACGCTTGGACAAATTATTTCAAGAAAACGAACTGCAATCTGTAATTTGTAATACGGTACACGATTCGATTGTACTGGACTGTCACCCTGATGAATTTAACATTTGTATCAGGCTGATGCGTGAAGCAATGTTGTCGTTACCCCAAGAAACTTTAAGACGTTATAACATTTGTTATGACATGCCTGTCGAAATTGAGATAAAAAGCGGCGATAATTGGCTTGACTTAACTGTTGTAGAATAGTAGTATCAATTCACTAACCCTAAATGCAAAGGAGATTTACGGATCATGCTTGGGAACGAACTAATGGAAATGGATAACGATCTTGATAGCATCGTGGCAGCAATGTCTAGCGATAATGTCGAGGAGATGATGAAGCTTACTGGTCAGGGCGGTGCCGTGACAGAGAAGGTAGGACTGCCTCGTCTTAACATTAACTACGATCAAGAGACAGACGATGGTCACAACCTCACACGGGGTGACTGGAAGATGTATCTTGACGGACGCTTTATCTTTGCAAAAGAGGTAAAGCTACGTGCGCTGCTGCGTACCTACGAGTACAGTATGTGGGATGCAGAGGCAAACGAAGGCAAGGGTGGATTCTCCTGTAAGTCAGTACAGAAGACATCCTTTGGGGGAATGTTCCCCGACACGCAGGGCGGCAACAAGTGTGGTCGTCTGACTCGTGACGAAGAAGACGCACTAGATAAGGATGACCATCGTTATCTAACCTCCCGTGCGGTGGTATGTAATCAGGTAATCTACGGACGTATCAGTGGTGAATTCACTGAGGCGGACGGAACTCCTTGTATTGTCTCAGACGAGCCTGTCATTGCATACTTCAAGCGTTCTGGTTTCAAACCAATCTCTGACTTCATTCAGGGTTTGACGAAGCAGAACAAGTTGATGGCACATACATCTATCCTTCTGCGTACAAACAAGCAAAAGAAGGGCAGCGTTACGTATTGGACGCCTATGCCAACCTTTGAAAGCACTGTACCTATCACAGATGCGGACAAAGAGTTGATGGGCACCTTTGCGGAAACGGTCAAGGGTCACAACGAAAATGTTATGAACGGACATCGTGAAGCATTGAAACTTATGTCAGATGATGCAGACATTGATCTGGCGGCAGACTTTGCTGATGCTGACGCTGCTTAACATTCAAGACTATATGTCTAAGGCTTTGCGGGGGGAGACTAGCGTTTCCCCCGCAGGTCTTTCTGAATTTGTAAACGACACAAAGTATTCTGTGGAGCGGCAGCTTACCGACAAGCGTGGTGAGTACCGTATCCGTATGTCTGGTTTGGGACGGCCCCTGTGTCAGCAGGTGTTAGACAAGCACGGCATAAAAGAGTCGATGCAGTACAACACACTGTTTCGTTTTTTGTTTGGGGATATAACGGAAGCCATACTCATGCTGGTGATGAAAGAAGCCGGTGTGGACATCGTGGACTCTCAGCGAGAGGTTGAACTAAAGCTGGGTGGACATACTATCAAGGGAACGCTTGACGTAATCATACGAGATGAAACCGGCACAGAGAAAGTGTGGGACATCAAGTCTGCAAGCGACTGGGCATTCAAAAACAAATTCACTGGGTTCGGTGGCTACGATGGATTAAAAGAAGACGATCCGTTTGGCTACGTTATGCAGGGTTACTTGTACTCTGCCGCCACTGGTATGCCGTTTGGTGGGTGGATTGTAGTCAACAAGTCTAGTGGTGAGGTAGCCGTGGTTGAGGCTCCTGACTGGCAAGATGAGGACCGTGCCAAATATTTGGCTGACGCAGAAGAGCGTGTCAAGTTTTTGACAGACCCAAAGGTGGAACCATTCCGGCCATACTCCGATGAGTTTGAAACATACAGACGCAAGGGTGAGACTTTGCGTACTGGAAACAAGGTGTTAGCAAAAGAGTGCAACCTGTGTGGATACCGGCAGCACTGCTGGCCAAACGCACAACTACACGCCCGTGTAACATCTCAAGCCAAGTCGCCACCACAAGTCTGGTACACACGCCTCAAAACAAAGGAACTGTGATATGCCGTACTTGTTTGTGCGTGACTACGAAGTTGAGTTGATGGAGATGAACAAAGGACTCCATCACATATACGTTGAAGCCCACAGGGGCGGTGGTGGTGAGCGTAAAATAGTATACCTACGACAAAACGAACGAGGGCTTCCGCTGACGTTGCGGGATAATTACTCCAACATGGGTGACCTATCTTCCAACACAGAGAAGCGTGATATAACTACCGTTGAATCTGAACTACAAAAGATAGGAAGATTGTCTCAATCCGGAGTTATTGTATGCGTTCCACTGAATCATCTGACAAACGAACTTACCACAATAGAAAAACTTTCCCCAAAAGTGGCAGGGTACGTGATAAAAAGAATGGGGTCAGTAGGAATGCAAATATGAAACGAAGTTCTGCTAGTAAGGCGGGCTTTCGTTCTAACTTTGAATTGGGCATTGCCCGTTCATTGGGTAACAAGGCAGTGCCCTACGAATACGAAAACGTCAAGCTAACGTACATACCAAAGCCACGCACATACACTCCTGACTTCTACCTTGTAGATCAGGATATTTTTGTCGAAGCAAAAGGCTACCTTGACAAAACAGACAGAGTAAAGATGCAGCTAATCAAAGAACAGCATCCTGATCTAGACATACGGTTTGTTTTCCAAAACGCACAAAACAAGATTTACAGAGGCAGCAAGACCACGTATGCTAGGTGGGCTGAACGCTACAATTTCAGATGGGCTGAAGGTAGCATACCAGAGGAGTGGTTGAAGAATGGCGATTGATGAGCGTGACTTTGAACGGGCGAGTCTGCTGCCCGATAGATGGTATGTTATCTTGCGTAAGGTGGATGAAGAAAGCTTTTCCATCTCTGCGTACGATACCACTGCCGAAGAAGACGAAGAGTTTTACGAGGCTGGTACGGTTGTAATCAACGGCGTCATGGAGTTGCTTGAGTCTGACTTTGAGCGAGTAATGCAAGCAGGTATGGCACGGCTGGCGTTTGATCATGTCAAGGAAAGTCTGACTAAAGATGATGACGGCCCCACAGTAAAGCATGAAGAAGGAACCAACATAGTCAAGATAGACTTTGGTAAGGTGCAATGATTAAGAACAACTGGAACTTGAACAACTATCAGCGGCAAGCAAAAGAAACCGCCATATATCCTGAGAACGCTAAGATTGTGTACCCTGCGCTGGGTCTAGCGGGAGAGGCCGGTGAAGTTGCTGACAAGGTGAAGAAGACCATCCGTGACGGACGTAATGATGCGGAGTATTACAATCAAATTGCAAAAGAATTGGGTGACGTACTTTGGTATTGCGCCGTTCTTGCGGATGACTTAGGATACTCGTTACAGCAAATTGCAGAGATGAACGTATACAAGTTACAATCCCGTAAAGTTATGGGTACGATACGCGGTGACGGAGATGACCGGTGAGACATGAGGAATACATGAAGAAAGCAGGGCAAGCCAATGATAACGTCAATCACCCGCTACACTACAATCAAGCAGGTATCGAATGCCTTGATGCAATCGCGGCGGCGACAGGCGACGGTTTTGAACACTACCTGCAAGGAAACATCCTCAAGTATCTCTGGAGATACAGATACAAAAACGGGCTTGAAGACCTCAAAAAAGCGCAGTTTTACCTCGACAGATTGATTGAAACAAAAACATGAATTGTTGGCACTGCAATCACGAATTGATATGGGGCGGTGATCACGATCTAGAAGAAGAGGACTACGTTATGGTTACTAACCTGCACTGCCCACACTGTAATTCTGTAGTCTATGTATATTATCCAAATCAAAAAGAAGGAACAGACAATGAATAATTTACTGCCCACTCCCTACCAAGAATTCATACACAAGTCACGTTACGCCCGTTGGATCGAAGACGAAGGTCGTCGTGAGAACTACGATGAAACTGTAGACCGATACATTAGTTACATGGTGTCTCACCTCAAAGACAAGTTTGACTACGACTTGTCTGATGAAGACACAGAAGACTTGCGCGAAGCTGTGTTGAACTTGGAAATTATGCCATCCATGCGGGCTATGATGACCGCTGGACCCGCTTTAGCGCGAGACAACATCTGTGGGTACAACTGCAGTTACATACCAGTAGACAGTCCTCGTTCGTTTGACGAGTGCATGTACATTCTTATGTGCGGCACGGGTGTGGGCTTTTCTGTTGAGCGTGAAAACGTAGAGAAGCTGCCTGTTGTATCAGACAACTTTAGTAAGTCTAACACAGAAATAAACGTAGCTGACAGCAAGCCGGGATGGGCGAAGGCTTACAGAGAATTGATTGCGCTGTTGTACGCTGGGCAAATACCACAGTATAACGTAGACGGCATCCGTCCTGCAGGGGCACGACTAAAGGTTATGGGTGGACGTGCCTCTGGGCCGCAGCCTCTTGTCGATCTGTTCAACTTCACTATCGACACATTTAAAAAGGCAAAAGGACGTAAGCTGTATCCAATAGAGTGTCACGATCTTATGTGTAAAGTAGGAGAAGTAGTGGTCGTTGGGGGTGTACGCCGCAGCGCACTCATCAGTCTGTCTAATTTAAACGACGACCAAATGGCACACGCTAAGTCCGGTCAGTGGTGGGAACACGAGGGGCAACGTGCCCTAGCCAACAACTCTGTAGCGTACAAAACCAAACCAGAAATGGGTACGTTTATGCGTGAGTGGTTGTCCCTTTACGATAGCAAGTCTGGGGAGCGTGGCATCTTTAATCGTGAAGCGGCTATTAAACAAGCTGCAAAAAATGGTCGTAGAAAACTGCACGACAAACCATTACTTGATGATTCAGATTCACATTATACCATGCACCCACACAGAGATAAGTCAAGCTATATTGATTTTGGTACAAACCCCTGCAGTGAAATTATACTGCGCCCGTATCAGTTCTGTAACTTGTCAGAGGTGGTGGTTCGGGAACACGATACCCTGCAAACCCTCAAGCGCAAAGTTCGTTTGGCAACCATCTTGGGGACTATACAGTCTACCCTGACTGATTTTAAATACCTTCGCAAAGTGTGGAAGGACAACACAGAAGAAGAACGTCTGCTTGGTGTTTCACTTACCGGTATTATGGATCACTCTGTTTTGTCAAAGAATGTGGACAGTAAGCGGTGGTTAGAAGAGATGCGTGACACTGCAGTCGAAACAAACGAAGTGTACGCCAAGACTTTGGGCATACCACAGTCCGCTGCTATTACTTGCGTAAAGCCATCTGGGACCGTCTCACAGCTTGTTGACGCTGCTAGTGGTATACACGCTCGTCACAATAAACACTACGTGCGTACGGTGCGCGGAGACTCCAAAGACCCGCTTACCCAGTTCCTTATAGACTCTGGTGTACCTGCAGAACGTGACGTAACTAAGCCTGATTCCGTTATCGTGTTTTCTTTTCCTATGCAGTCACCACAGGGGGCAGTGACACGTACAGACATGAGTGCTGTCAACCAGCTAGAGTTGTGGAAAACATACGCACTGCACTGGTGTGAACACAAACCGTCTATCACTGTTACTGTCAAAGAAGATGAGTGGATGGAAGTTGGTGCGTGGGTGTACGAGAACTTTGACGTGGCATCTGGTGTGTCATTTCTTCCGTTTAGTGATCACACATACCAACAGGCACCATACCAAGACATAGAACCGGATGAATATCTTGAGTGGAAAGATCGTATGACATACGTCAATCTTGACTGGTCACGGCTTACGGACTTTGAACGTGAGGACAATACAACAGGTTCGCGGGAGTTAGCGTGTACTGCTGGGGTGTGTGAAGTGGTAGACCTCAATGCAGCCTAAACAAAATAAACTACTTGTGTGGAAGCGGGGAGTAGATTATATTATCTACAATCCTCCACGCAAGTCGGAACAGTGGGATGAGTGGCAGAAAGTGAAAGAAAAGGATGAACAAAAGATTCGCTCCTAATCCATACACAGGAAATCCTATGTATTACAAGGATAACCCTGATTCTGTTCGTAAAAGAGATGCAAACAGGATGTACGTTAATGGTAAAGAAATATCAAAAAAACATCCCCTACACAAACCCGGAAACTACAAATCCCTTAGTCATGCGTGGTCACATGAAAAGATAGATAAAACGCTTGAAGGAGATGTGTACGCTATAGTCAATCCTGCGTGGGAAGGCTGGGTTAAAATTGGTAAGGCTAGTTTTGCAGACGACAGATTAAATACGTATCAAACATCCTCCCCTCATAGGGACTACACTATACTTGCCCAAATACACACAGACAACAAACATGAAAAAGAACTTGTAATGCACAGAATTTTTGAAGATAATGCAGAAGCCCGTAAGGGTGAGTGGTTTAAAATTCCAGAAGCAGACGCAGTGCTTTTATTTTTACAGGAGAGCGAAGAAGATGACAGATAAAGAAGAATCTGTAGTAACTATCAACGACAAAGAATATCTACTAAGTGACTTGGATAATACCCAGAGGTACTTACTTGTGCAAATACAAGAAGTAACAAACAACATACGCAGCTTAAACATGAGAGTTGCACAGGCACAAGCTGCACTTACTATGTTCAAGGGCACTCTTGTTAAATCTTTGGAAGAGACAGATGATACAAGTGAAGATAACGCCTAGTATAATTAGTCGCGCAAAAAAGAAAGCCGCCACTGTAGGTAATCTACAGGGCAGCATCACAGGCAGCTTGAGTCATGTGGTGGGTGCAATAGGCGAGATAATTGTAGCCGACATTATGGGTGCGGACGAGTCTAACACCTACGACTACGATTTGGTGAGGGACGGGGAGCGTATTGACGTAAAGACAAAACGCTGCAACACCCGCCCCTTTCCACACTACGATTGTTCGGTGGCTGCACACGGGACCAACCAAAACTGCGACAGTTATGTTTTTGTTCGTATTCTTACTGACACGTCTCGTGCGTGGATATTGGGATCAATACCTAAATCAGACTTCTACACAAGGGCAACAAAGTACAAACGGGGCGACATTGATCCCACAAACGGTTTCACGTTTAAGGCCGATTGTTATAATCTACCTATTAGTGAGTTGTCTGATGTCAAACAAAGCGTCACTGTTTAAGTTCGAAGCAAACCTACTTCCCAACGGAAAGGTCGAGTTGCTTAGTGAATCAGTAAAGCCTGAAGAGTTTGAGGGTGTAATGAACAAGGGGATGCCAGAGTACGATGGTTCGCACTCAATAGCATCCCTGTTGCGTTACTTGAAGTTTTGGTCAGATGAAGCTATGGAGAAGTCAACGAAGTACGTTTAGCTTTTGCCTTTGCCGTCTGCAGCGTAAAACGGAACCATATCACCGGCTTTGTTCTTTACCATCTTTAGCTTGCCGCCGCCAGCCATCATTGGCATCATGGGATTCATATTCATGCGCTTGTTCTGACGTTCGTTTTGTGTCATTGTGCTAGTCATCATGCCCCCCGCTTGAGCCTTCTTGCGGGGTTTCTTTTTGGTTGTCATGCCGCCGTACATCATTGGCTTGCGCTTTGCAGCACCGCCGTACATCATGCCTTTGCGTTGGCCGTTAGTGTAAGTTTTCATTAGTTTGCTCCTTGAGGTTGTATCGGCATACCTGCTCCAAATAGTCTTTGTGCATCCGACTGTTGATTATCCTGTATCTCTAAAAGTTGTTGTCGTGATCTTACGGTTCTACCTACTCTTAAAGCGTCTGTAGGTGCGCCCATTGTAAATTCGTGTCCTGTGTCAGTACGGATTCTTACGGGTTCAGGTTGTTTTGTGGCGTTGTATCTTTCTAAACCAACAGTGAGCATTTGAAACAACTGTTTTTCTTTTTCAAATGGAAGAGGCTTGCCCGTCCTAACCATCTCCATAAAATACTCACCCACTTTAGGATTTTGTATAATTTGGGTTAGTATGGACATATTTCTGTTTCGCATTTGTTGTAACACAGCCTCAGTTCCCACATACCTAAAGCTAACTACACCTCTATTGATTGCGTAAAAGCGACTGATGTAACTTTCGACTGAGAAACTACGAGGTATGCCAGTAAATCTGATGCGGTTATCTAATTTGGTTTGCTCTTCAGATAAAAATGCTAACACAGACATGTATGTTTTGTATGCGTCTGCTCCCACTGCTTCTTCCACAGCTTGTGCAACGTCACGATTGTCCAGCCCCAGTAGCTTACGTAATTCAGGAAGATTTAAATCGTAGTCTGGTGTTAGACGAGTTGCTCCCGTAATACCTTTTGCTCCTGTATTAGCAGTGAACGTGCCTGTAGGAGTAAAAGCAGCGTTCTCCATAGCGTCAGTTATTACAGCGCGAAGAACTTCCGTTACTTCTTCGTCGGACATCTTGGCAGTTTCTTTTAGATGTTTTTTAAGAACAGCAATTCTTTCAGGACCACCCTCTATGAGAACACTAGCTGCCTTTCTTGCATCTATGTTTTCTGGGCTAAATCTTTGCAAGAAATCTACGGAAGTTTGTACACCTCTTTTGACCAAAGATACCTGCCGGGTTACTTCTTTTGCATTTTCTTCCGCTACTTTCTTGTACTGTTTTTGTGCGTTGTTAAATGCAAGCTCACCTACAGACTCTTCATAAATATCTGTAAACTCCCTAAATATACGTTTGGTGTCTAGCAGAGGCACTTCATTTCCAGCCTCATCTATTCCCGTAAATATTTGTTCATATCTAGTTGATAGCTGATCAAACTGTTTGAAGGTCATCTGACCATTTTCTATTTGTCCCAACAACCATTCCCTGTACGTGGCTGCAAGGGACTCTTTTACAAACTTTCCATCCTCAGTGCGTAGATCAATTTTACGGGTTCCATCTTCTTGTAATGTGCCCATCGCCTCTTTTAAAAATCCAAAGTCTTTGGTTGCATCTCCAGAATTTTTGGATGACCATGTTTGTACGTCTAGCCAAGTTATCGGAGGATTGTCGCCATACGTCATAGATCCGGGATGATCAGGACTAGGAGTACGAAAAACTCTTGGTTCTCCCTTAAAAGTATCAGTCCCCATCCACTTTGATATTAAGGGGTTGCCGTTTCTAAACCTGTTGTTAAATTCTGACCATCCTGCGTCTGCAATTCTTAGAGCCTCACGAACAGGCACTTCAACCTTGCGCCCATCAGGCGTGGTTACGGTAGCAAATAAATCGAATACTTTCATGCGTGTTCCGTCTTCACTTGTTACACTGAAGTTGTTGAGTGTTTCTTCTGTAGCTGTTTGAAGCTTGTAGTAGTCGGACTCTGCTGCAGTATTACCCGCTTTACCTGCACGAAATGCAAGTTGTCCAAGCCCCTCTTTAGCTTCTTTTATCTGTAGAAAATCTAGCGGAAACACTTCTACGTCTCTTCCTTTTGCTAGGTTTTCATCACGCATAAATTTTACAACGGCTAATTCTAGGGGCACATTCTTTGCGAGATTATCTCCAGCACGAGCTTGCACGGACTCTATAAAATCTTCTACTTCTACGCCTCGTTTTGCTGCTAAATTAATCAACACACCCTTTGCAGAATTGTTCAACGTGCCTACAAGTTTGTTCATTTTACTAGCGTTTACTGCGTCAGGACTCATAGCCTTTAGTAGCTCTAGGTTTGTATCTTTACCTAGCGCAATGAAGATTTGATCAAGGAGATTACCTCCGTCAGCGGTAGCTACCCCAGTTACTCTTTGTCCGCTTGGCCCCGGTGATAACTTAAACACTTGTCCATTCAATTCTTTGTATGGTAGTGCTGCTTGTTGGTGCGCTGTCGAGTACGCATTTTCTACGCCCAGTGCAAACAAATCGTGGGGCTTTTCATAAAGAGGCAAAGCTTTTTGTGTTTTTGCGTCTGTAAAAATATCCCCTGCTGTTGTTTTTGTCCTGTACGCTGATGGTAAAATGTCTCGTATTGTGCCTGTAAGTTTAGCGGTTATTTCTGCTGCAAAAGAGTTTGACGTAGTGATGATACGCTCTCTCATAGCTGAAGCATCTTGAGGATTGATAAAGGTTATATTTTCTCCTTTTAAACGGGAGATAACATCAGGCATATTTTTGTATGCGTTTTCAGACATGCTATGTGCTAAACCATCTTCAGTGCCCGTAATTATAGCTTTAGCTATCTCTTCCCCATTAGATTGTAAGAAATCTAAGTCGGCCTCCAACTGCATGTTTTTTGCGTTTGCGTTTTCCAGTGCAGCTTCAATAGTATCGTATAGCTTTTTAACTCCTGATCCCTCTGTTCTAGCCTCTGCATTTTGTCCCAAACGCTCAAACAAGATACGGAGTTCCGCAACCAATTCCCCAGAGGCGTTTTTAATATTTTGCAATTCTGCCATTGCATCACTAAACTGCGCTGTTCCGGGAGCGTCTAAATTCATACGCATACCCTCTTCTAAGGTCTGCAGTATGGACAGCTTCATTATACCTGCTGCTGATTTCATTGTTAGTTGAGAAGGCACTCCCTTACCCACTAGCTCTTGAGATAAACCATCGAAGTACTCAACACGGGCCATGACTCCAGCCACAAAATCTTCATCCATGCCTCTCATGTTTTTGCCCAGACGAACTGCATTTATGAGGGCCATGAAGTCTCCTGAACCTACTCCAAGATCTTTTCTTCCTCTAAGCATATCCTTTACGAATATAAAAGCAGATCCTGCGTTGCTCATGCCGTACAAACCCATGCCTGTCATGCTACCTATAAACTCCCACAGCATAGCATCACCACCGTAGTTTTGGCCTATGATATTACCTGCAGCACCTCCTAAAATAATAGAGGCGTCTAGACTCGTGCTAGTTCGCATAAACGCAGGTACTTCAGATAGTGCTGTAATTTTACGGAGTTCATCCCTGCTTCTGTCTATCTGTCGTGTCAGTTCATCAAGTCTCTCTTGATCTTGTATTGAAGCTGGTTTTCCGCTTTGATCAATCTTGTTGCGAAGAGCCATACGTTCTCTTCTTTTTGAATTGCGGTATCTTATAAAACTATTTACTTCGTTACGCTTTCCAACCTGTAACGCGGCGTCTTCTAATTGGAACCCGGCCTTCAATGCGCTTGTAGTTCGAAAGCCGTTTATAGCAGCTATAGGTTTAGCAGCAAGATCTACGGCTCCTGCTATTCCCCGTTGTACTCCAAGCAAAGGAACTTTTAAAATTTTGTCGTGTATCACGTCGCTCTTTACAGAAAAAGACCCAAGAGGTGTATCTACTTCTTGTTTTCTTTTTGCCTTATACCGCATAATAATATCTTCAGGGGTGATATCCTTGTATTTCTTTTGCATATCATTTGCAAATATCTTAAATCTTTGTTGTTCTTTTGCACCACGTAAGCCTATTACAAATCTACTTAGTGTACCTGCAGCTTTTTCTTGTATGGCAATGGTAGCAAGAGCAGTGGTGGGACTAGAAAAAAATCTAGACAGTTGTTCAGCGTGGGCGTATGTAACGTCTAAGCCTACTGAGTCATAATGATCCTGTATTATGCCAGCTTGACGGGGCAACCACCGATCATACAAAGCTTCTCTTCCCTGCGGTGTACTAAGATTGTATCCTCCTATGCCTTCTAAATTTAGTTGGGCGTTCCACAGAGTTAGGGCTTCAAATCCTTCGCCTACCATCCAAGTAACAGCATCCGCACCAAAGCGTAAAGCTTCTGTGGCTGAACCTACAAGTAAACTCTTGTCCCCGTATGCAATGGCTGACCCAAACGGAGTGCCCTCTAGGGCGGGAACAAGTTGTTTCAAGGATATGCGGTGCTTGAGTACCCCTGCAATGTTACGTTCGCTCATGCCTTGTTTTCTAAAATATTCAACAAACTTCATTGCAAACGCAGCGTCGAGAGTTTCTTTGTTGCTTCCTCGTGACACAAAAATGTCAGGTAAACCACTGTCTTTTTCAATAAAAGGTAAGTCTTGTTCAAAAAACAAGTCTAATTCTTCTGGCTGCTTAGTCCACTGTTCTGTAATTTTATCAAACGGAATAGCTACGGTAGAACGTATAGGCTCCCCCGTACCACTTGTAGCTGTGTATTCTAGACTCAAAGCTTGACCGCTGTTCAAAAGTTTTTCTCGTTCTGCAAAAGAAGCAGGACCAAGCGGAGCAAACGAAAACCTTTTCATGGGGTAGTTACCATCAGCATCTGGAGCTACCGTAGTATCCCTAGCCAAAAATCCAGAGGCGTTCATCACCTTTTTTTCGTATACTTCTTGGGATATTCCAGCAGCATCGTACGCTTCTTTGACTGTTACAATATTTTGTACTTTGCTTTTGTCTATTACGTTTTCACGTTGAGTAGTAAATCCAGCCCCAGTGAACGGCATGTCTTGGAGTGTTTTTGTAACTTCTCCTGTCAACGCGGGAGAGAGGGGAGGTTTCTTTTCTAGACTGACTGGAAGGTATCCCAATCCTGTCATCTGTCCGGGAAGACGGTACTCTGACGTGGCTAGTTCTTCAGGGTTTGGATCAGTCAGCGGCAAAGGCTTTGGTAAATCAAGTTGCTCCTCCCCAGCGTACTCTTCAATAGTAGTCGCTGTATTCTCCTCCTCTGGTTGAGGAGGTTGTGGAAGGTTTTGATTTGCGGAGTTTAAGATATCTACCATAAAATTTTCCTGTTAACCGATGGACCCACGGGCTGCGTCTATAATATCACTAGGAACTTCGTCTAGACTTTGGTAATTAGTTCCGTTTTGCAGGTTAATCGTGTTGAGTATTCCTGTATCATCCACGTTTCCTCCGGGTCTGCTGCCTCTAATTCTAGCCGCAACAGATGATGCCGTTATTGTTTTGTGGAACCCGCGAGGATCATTGTTAACGGCGGACAAACCTTTTACAAAGTAGTACGCTGCTGCTGTTTGTTCATCTTGAGACATTTGAAAACCCATGTCAGTGTTGATGTCCCTAGCAATGCGTCGTACTTCCTCTAGGACAGCAACCTGTGACTCAGGAGATGCCGTAAACTTTTGACGAAGGGCACTGAGTATGATGGCAACGTCTTGGTCAGATATCGTACGACCTCCTGTTCCACCCTGCATCGTTGCGGACAGTTCATACGCAAGAGATACGATGTATAGCTGACGAACAGCATACAATCTTTTTGTTTCGGTGTCTGCTGTTGCTGCTTCTTCAGCAATATCATCAATAATTTTGTTAATTTCAGCTTGAGCTTGGGCGTTTTCTTCGTTAAATGCTGCTGGGTTTACTTCACGTGCTTCTTCTAGGATGCGGGCCTTGTATTCATTGATGTTGTCCTTTATTGTGTTAGCTATTCCAGAAGCATTTCCATTTTTTAAGAATCCAGAAACTCTAGATACTGCTTCATCTCTCAAATAGAACAGCCCTCGTACAGTCAATTCTAGTTCACCCACTCCAGTGGATGCGCGATATGTTCCCGTTTCCGCATCGTACAAAGAATTAATTAACATACCGGAGTAGTCGATAACCTTGTTTGCGCTGAGTTGTTTTGCGCTTAGTGCAACAAAATTTCTGTCTGCAATGTTGGTGCTAAACTCACCAATGCCGTTTCGTTTTGCGGCATCTCTTAGTGCCGGAGGAACAAAAGTCGTGCCATCTAGCTGTGTGCTTTGTATGCTGGTTATAAACGGAACAACACCTATCACCGCGTCATTTAAACTACCAGCAGCCGTAACGTAGCTAGACATGTATTCAAAATCAGTTGCATTTGTTGTCTTGCCGTTTGCAGCATCTATAAACCGGGTAAGATATGTAATTTTAGCTCCTGATGTTTCATCCGTCCCTAGAACTTCGCTGTCAAAACTCATCAGCTTATCAACTAAGGGTTGCACTGGCTTAATCTGAACGATTGCATCCCCATTCTCATTTATTTGTGTTACGGGCCTACCGTCCGGACCAAACTCTTTATTCATCAAGTTGAGTAGATTTAACTTGCTTTTGTTTTCTTCTGCTACTCCAGAATTTACAGCGTTCATTATGGGTATCAAGCGTTTTTTACAAAACTCACCATATTGTCCGGGCACATTGCATCCTATCACAAGAGACTGTGCCCCGTTGTGAGTGGGAGTTGGTGCGTTGTTGTCATCATCCATAGTGGCTGGATTTGTGCTTGTTTCCGCAACAATAGGAATTTCTCCGTGGTTTGCATTTTCACCTAATTGTTCGGTAATACTTTCTATTGATGAGCCTATTTTTTGTCGTTCTATATTGAACAGATACTTTTTCATTCCGGGGATTTTTGCAAAGTTTGGATACATATCAAGAGTGTATTTAGTGACGCTTTTACCAGCCAAAATACTTACTCCAGTGTCCATCTTGCTTTGAGCTTCCATGCTTGATACATGCCCATAAATTAACGGACCAAACGCATTTATGTAGTCTTCTGATTGATTGTTGTCTATAAGCTGCTGAAGGTTTGATCCTTGAAGTTTAAGGTTCATTCGTGCTAACTGCACAGGCATGTCTAAGTCACTAGGTGCCCCAAGAAGAACTTCTGTTCCTTCTAGTAAAAAAGGCACGTTCATTTTACTACGCAGTAAAGCGAATTCAGTATTCTTTCGATCTCCAGTGTCTATGATTTCACGAGTTACGGGATCTACTTTAACTTCCCTTGACGAGAGGGCGACACGTTTTTCGTCTTGAGTCAGTGTGCTTCCTAGCGCACCCTCCGTGGGAAGATTAGGACCAAAGTACAAAACGTCAGTACGAGCATCTGCTGGAGTTGTTTTCCTTTCAGCACCTGCTCCCTCTTCAGACCCTCCGTATTCGTACGTAGAATTATTTTGAAACATAAGCTTGAGTGCTGCAGGACTTTCCGCTTGCACTCTTTTACGCTCACCATTTTCAGTTACAAAACCGAAGTGAACAATTCCGCTTGGATACCTTATATCGCCAGATATAGTGCTACTAGGTTCACCGTTTAAAAACTTTAGTGTTTTAGGGATAACGGTGACTTGATTTTCGGTTAAACTTCTTACCTGTAAATGCGCGGCAAGATCTGTAGGGCTTATGTCAGACAAAAATGATCCGTCAGGAAATAGCACGTCAACTGCGCTTTTTTCAAATGTCACATCTTTTGGTGTGTATCGTTCGAATACGTCGATGCCAAGCACCTCGTTAGTGTACTTATCTGTTGTAATTTTTTGTGCTTCGAACGCTACATCACTCCGAACGAGTCCTCTTTTTGCAAGAGCCGTGTCGAGTTCATCTTCCGTCACGTTACTTAATTGCGTTGTTCCTCCGCTCTTTGTTGGAATCCACGCATCATAGACTATGTTAATTTCTTGACGGTTAGGATCTGGAACTCCGCTAAATTTCTTAGATGAGGATGGACCTAGAGGAGTGCCTCTACTGTCTACCTCTGTTGTTACCTCCATAATATCATTTCCTGTAGCTTCAGCTATAGGTCTAACTTGAGCTAGAGTTCCAGTAGTAATTTCATTATTCTCGTTTACAACAGATAAAACAGTCTTTTGCAAAGACCCTGCTACACGCTTGTACTCCTCATCGTTGAAGATTCTGTTACCATTCTTCCTAGTCCGCTCACCGATAGAAATACCGGGATCGAATAGCAGCATGGCTTCAGGGCTTAACCGCCTTGATGCGTCTGCTGTAGCTTCATCTGCAGTCATAGGTGTCCCGCGTACGTTGTACAACGGTTTAGGAATATCTTCTAGATAGTCTGTATTTTTTAAGAAGGGTTGCCCTGTTGATCCCGGCTCAACTCCAATAGAAGTGGCTAACTGAGTCCATCCCTCTCCGGGAGGTAATTGTAATTGTGCGGGACCGTACGTAACAGATTTAATTTGGTTTCCCTTTCCCCACATAATTGTGTGTACTTTTAACTCACGAGTCTTTCTAAGGTCGTCCCTCTCTTCTTTACGAATTGCTATGGCTTCATCTTGCGTCTTTAAAGCACTTTGTTTTTGTAAGTCAAAAGAAGCCTCTTGTCTTTTTAGATCTATGGCAGCTTCTTGTTCTCGTATGGCTTGAATTGCCTCTTGTTGGGCTAAATTAGCGGCAGCTTTTTGGTCTTTTTTCTGCCTATAATCTCCTGCAAGTGCAAGTCCTATTTCTAATATAGCTGACATACTACTCTACCTTTTCTGTGGGCACGTTAAGAAATGACTCAGAAGATGGTTTTTGTTGAGGATAAGTAACGGTAGCTCTCTCATCATTCGAACTAGCCATACGCTGTTCTTTGTTTATCATCTCGTTCATGGCGTCATACAACTCTGGGTTTCTATCCTTTGCAATCTCAAAGAACGTAGAATCCTCTACTTGTCCTTCCACTGGTTTTTCGTCAACAAACATTTGAGGTTCAAACCCCTCTTGTAATGCCATGTCAACAAGAGTAATTCCTAGCGCGGGCTTGATAATTTCTGCCACGTCAGGTGTAAACGCTCCTGCCATAAATCCTTTAAAGGAAAGCTGTTCAACTAGCTCCTCCACAGTAATTCCAGCCAACATCATTTTCAACATGTCGTCACGAACAGGGCCGTTTGTCATCATCTCTACAGCGTAATCAACAGCGTCATCCGGATTTGGAAACCGGGGTGGTTGCTCCCACTGCCATTTGCCGGGAGCATCTGTAAGAGAGTTTCCCGGAGGTACAGCAAGTGCTGTAATTTTATCCATCATCAGCTTACGAGTCCTTTGTACTGCCTACGTTTTGCACTTGTAGTAGCGGCTAATCCTGCCGTTGACACAGAAGAACCGGTAGGTAACCCTGAAGCTACAGGAAGGCCCATCATACGTACTTGTTTTGCAAGATATTGTCTCATGGCCTCACTGCCTAGAGCAGTACCAACTTGCCCATTATTACCGATTGGAAACTTGCCAGCTTGTCCCGCTTGAAAATTAGTGTCTGAACGAACTCCTGAAGCTTGTATTCCCCCAGCAGTGGGCATAGCATCAAATCTTTGTTGAGCAGTTAAAGCCCTTGCTCCTGCAGCTACCGCATCCCCTACGGGATCTAAAGTAAGTCCCGGAGTATACTTACTGGTAAGTGGCTGTAAAAATGAACCAATCTTAGTTTCAGAAAACGGCGTAACACCCAAGTAATTAAAAGTCTTAGCCGCAAAGTTACCTCCGGAGTAACCCCCCGGTATGTATTTTCCTGTTGCAGTGTCGTATACAGACCCTATTTGATTTCCAAATATATACTCTCTACCTGCATATCCTGCAGCAGCGATTGCTGCAATTTTCAATGTTTTACCGCCTACAAGTTTAGAAAGCCAACTCATTTGTTATCCCCAGATCTTATCAATTATTTCGTGTTTTAAGTAGTTATCATACTTCGTGTCGTACGCATCTGCATTAGCAGCAATCGCTGCAGACTGCATGGCAGCATTGTGTGCGCGGTCCTTTGCGTTTTCTGATATTTTCATTGTCCACGCAGCCTTGTCACGATACCTTTGCCACAAGTTGTTTAGTGCGTTTTGTTGAATACCCAACAAGTTCAGTGCATTTTGTCTGTTTGCTTCGTTTTGTGCAGCAGTGTTACGAGTGTTTACTGTGCGCCGCCACACGGCGTTGCTTTGATCTATTTCAAGGCGCATATTTGCGTTGAATTGGTCTGCCGCAACGTCCATTTGAGAATTAAACTGTGCGATTGCAACCTTTTGGTTTGAGTTAAACTGCTTAACAGCTATGTCACGGTTGATGTTTGACGCTTCAATCGACGCACCCATCTCTGCAAAGAACGTGTTGATTTCGTTTTCTGACTTTGCGTTGAATTGTTTGGCTGCGTTGTCGGCAGCTTGGTCGGACAGCAACGCTTGTAGCTTGGACTGGTAGGTCAGGTTGTTGGACTGCTGTTCGTTTGTTACGTCTTGCATGTCCATAGAAAGAAACGCTTTGGCGTTGTTTACTGCAGCTTGTTGTCTGTTGTTGAGGTTAGCCATGTCCATCTGCAGCACAGCGGCTGCGTTTTGCAGTGCAGCCTGTTGTTCATTGTTCAGGTTTTGCAGTTGAATAGTGGCGTACTTTTGTGCGTCTTGGGCTGCGATAGGAATACCAGACTCCATCATCGCTTGCATCGTAGCGGCTGCAGCCATAGAAGACGCACCCAAACCACGTTGCTGCATGACGGCTGTTACTTTACGGACAGCAGGTGCAGCCCACGCAGGGGGAGGGCCACCCTCTTCAATACCCTTGAACAACTCTGCAAGTTGGTAGCGAGTAGTTGCTTTCGGGTCAAGTTCTTGGGTTGCTGCGGTAGCTAATGCTTCGGGAGAAACAGTGCCCTGTGCAGCAGTCATCACAGATTCGTCGGATACTTTGCCCTTTGCAGCCGCTGCCGTACCAACTTCACCTGCTTTTTGTGTTGCGTCAAAGGTACCGGCGTCAAACGTAGTTGGTTTAGTTTGATCTGTGCTAGTTATAGCTGTAGGTTGAGTAACATCAGTAGGAGAATCAATCTGTTTTCCTGCAGTAGTGAGCAACTCGTTTGTTTGAACTGTTTGATCTTCGGGATCAATCGTGGCCCCAGTTGGAAGTTCAGAACTGGTTTTTGCCTGATCCTCCATCTGCTTTATAACATCTTTATCCGCCTGAGAGATGTTAACAATTTTGTCGTCTGTATCGTCTGACATCGCCTACCCTAACTTCATTACAACTGTAATAATCAACGCTACCACGCCCACCGTAGACGCCATAATCAACGCCTCTAGACGCCACATACGCTTGTCTAGACCCTCTAGCTTTTCCTGCACAGCAGCATAGCGAATGGCGCACTCTTTTTCGTGTGCTTCAAGTTCCATTTGTGTTTTGAGTACGGGTTCCATTGTCATCTTCATTTAACCTGTTACTATCTCCATCTTGGACCTTCAAACCATGCGACTAAAGATTTTCTAACGCCCTTTGTCACGGGTGTTACTTGATGCTGTAGGTAGCTAGGAAATATTAATACCGTTCCTTTGGCTCTAGACTGCTTCGGAGGAGTCTCTACTTCTGTAAAAGAAAAGTTTCCACCCTCATAATCATTTGGGGAAGATAGCTGAACAGTTACCGATAGTTTTCTATCAAATGCTTTAGTTGATTCCCAATTTATATCGTGGTGTAATCCGTAGTGTCCTTTTTCAGAAGCATGATACTCTGTATACTGTATGTCAGCTACCTGACAAACATCTACATTAAAAGCATTTCTATTAGCTTCTTGTACATACGCCCAAAGGATGTTTAAAACAAAAGAGTTTCCTGTAAGCCACTTAATGTTAGAACGTCTAACGTCCGGTATACTTTTTGCCCCAGCAAATACGGTGGCTTCTTGTTGTGGTACTGATTCGGTTTGTTGTTCTATTTCTTTAATGGTTTCTTCAGATATTCCCGCACTCCACATTTGCCACGTATTTCTCATTTTTAATCCTCATAGGGGCTAGTACCGCAACACGAAGGCCAAGCGGCTTTTAATTCAGAAATTGTGGTAGCATCAGTTATTGCTTGCGTTGCAGGGGCATCACGAAGGGCTTGTTTGGAACTTACAATACTAGAAGTATCTGCAGAAGCCTCTAAAGCCCTCATGTAATCAGTATCAAGAGATTGTAACAAAGCTTTTCTTACATACCTAATTTCTTCTTTCATCATAGTTTTGGCAATAGCAAGGTCTTCACTAATTACGTCACCAGACAAACTCCAAGCATCCCGGAAGTGCCTGTCAGACGGTAGTGTGACAGCAGACGCATCTGCACTATTTCCATCTTTGTCGATGACATAGGTCGTGGTCATTGTGTTTTCTCCTGTTTATGCGGCTATGCGCCAAGCGTTGCGCCACTCTCTTGTGGGCGGCAGTTGTGATTTGCGACATATCACCATCTTGGGTTTATTGCCTTCATTCCATGTTTCCCAGATGTGTCTTGGGATATCGACTTGAACAAGCCACTCGATGGCTTGCTCTTCGGTCAAAGGACCCATCGGCTCCGTTTCGTGTAACAAATGGCCGTTGAAGTCATGGTGGCTGGTGAAGTCTGGACGTTGTTCATCTTCCTTGAGTTGTAACTTTACCCATGCTGGGGGCATGATACCCCCGTGCATCAGAGCCGCCATGCAGTTAGGGTCTGGGTGCAAGACAGCAGCGCAGTCCATGTCCACGTCTTCGTAGACGACCACATATTCAGTGCGGTGTGGCTTGAGGTTGTTTTTGGCCCAGTCGATACGGTCAATCAGCTTAGTCATTACGCTAAGTCTCCGTGAAGCGTAAGGTAAACGTCTGCCATGTCACGTGCGCCACCATCATCGTGCATACAATCAGTGTCACAACTTGTCGTTGCTCTGCTCACAACCCCAGCAATGTCACATTGAGAGTCATTAAAGTTTGCTGAAGTTGTTACAGAGTAATCTGAATTGCTGGTGGAATTTGTGAAACTGGTGCGATAAGACCCTGTTCCAAGATCGGCTAATGCTGAGACATTGTAGCTGTCACTTGTGCTTACGGTTCCTGTGCCAACATAGCTGTGCCAAGCCTTCGCAGACCCTTGCCTTACATCCACACGGTGGTTGTTTGAGCCTTCGGCGTACAGAACCAAATTGCCGTCAATGTTTCCTGCTGTCGGTCCTGATGGTCCGGTTGGCCCCGTTGATCCAGTTGGGCCAGTAGGGCCAGTCGGTCCAGTTGGTCCAGCAGGGCCAGCAGGGCCAGCAGAACCAGTCGGTCCAGCAGGGCCAGCAGGGCCAGTGGGTCCAGCACCACCATCATCGCCAGCAGGTCCAGTGGGACCAGTGGGTCCAGTGGGTCCTGTTGGGCCAGTTGGTCCTGCCAATGCAGCATTAGCTATAGTTTGTTTTTCCCACCTACTTGCTGTTACATCATATACGACTAATAGATCACTAGAGGCTGCATCCGTATTTGTAGGGAATGCAGTGAGAGTGTTACCAATGAACGTATCTAGCGCAGTCCCATCCACTGTAATAGCATCAGCTTCAAGGGTGCCATCAATATCTGCATTTCCTGATATATCTAGGGTAGCACCGTCTACCTCGCCTGTTACGGTGATGCTATCTACATACGCATCCTTCCACCGCACAGAACTGCTGCCCAAGTCAACGTCACTGTCAGACTGTGGCCCAAAGATGTTGTCACCCAAGTATACCTGTTCCACGTTAGCCGCATAGAAATGTATTTCGTCTGCAGTCTCAAAGTCAATCTTGGTCTGGTCATCCTCACCAATCTTTAAGTCTGTAGCCAAGATAGAGGTAATGCCTGTCTGTGCAGCGTCAACTGTAAATGTAAGATCAAATGGATCACCGTCATTGCCCGTGGACGTGTCAGTAAAGTTAGTGGTTATTCCTGAACCGATAAACTTTAGTTCTTTGGCGTTGTTGATTGTAACTTCTGTGCCGTCATCATCTTCCACTTGGAAGCTAGCCATAGCACCCGCACCAGTTATCTCATTATCAACGTAGGCTTTAACAGATTGCTGTGTAGGAATAAGAGTTGCACTGTTAGACGCCATGTCGTCTTCGTCAACAAATGCTGTGGCCGTTATTGTGCCATCTGATATACTGCCAAAGGTAATTGTGCCCGTAGTTGTTATGGCACTTGATCCATTATCAATAGCACCGAATCCGCTGGTGATGCTGCCACTGTTTATCGCACCCGTTGTAACAATGTTAGAACTTCCTGCCGCTGGTGCTGCTGCTATATCCGACAGCACCTCTGATGCAGAACGTCCTTCAATGGATGTACCGTCAATACGTAAGAAGTCATTGTCGGCAGCACCGCTAGTAAACACAGGCAGATTGCCATTAGATATACCAGTGGACAGAGTAGCTACTGTGGTAATCGCTGTGCCATCTAACGTGATTGCATCAGCTTCTAAAGTACCGTCAATGTCTGCATCACCGGATATGTCAAGAGAACCTGCATCCAACTCACCAGTAATTGTAAAGTTGCGAATGCCTGTGTAGTCTTTATTGGAGTCTAGTATAACTGCCTTAGATGCAATAGCGTTACCGACTGCTGTTGAACCCAAATCAAGTGCGTTGATTTCGCCTACGACTACTGTAGCACCGTCAAGGATATTTAGTTCGGCAGGGGTAGACGTAATGGCTGTGTTACTTGCTGCAGCCAGCAAAGGAATTGTGCCCGACTGGTCGGGAAGGTTAATCGTGCGGTCCGCCGTCGGGTCTATAATAGTAAGTGTAGTTTCGTTAGCGTCAGCAGTGGCACCCTCGAAAATAATGGCATTTGCTGCATTCATCGTAACGGTATCTACGGTGGTCGTTGTACCTGCCACAGTAAGTTTAGGTACTAACAGTTCGCCTGTGCTTGGATTATATCGCAAAGCACCAGTGTCATCCAGCAGTCCATTTGATTCGTCATGGAACACAACAGGGAAGTTAGTGTTAGCTGTGCTGTCAGTAACGGTAGTTGTTGCTGCCAAAGTAGCATTAGCAACTGTTACTCCTGCAATAACTGTATTTAGTGCTGTACCATTAACCGTAATCGCATCTGCTTCTAGGGTTCCATCAATGTCTGCGTCACCTGATACGTCAAGCGAACCTGCGTCCAACTCACCTGTTAAAGTAATATTACGGAAGCTGGCTACGTCTTTATTAGCATCTGCTGTAACTACTTTACTAGCTACAACTGTGCCTACAGCAGCACCTGTGTCACTGTAGTTAAGCTCTGCAGTGGTAGCAGTAACACCATCAAGAATGTTTAGTTCTGCTGCCGTGGACGTTACACCATCAAGAATGTTTAGTTCTGCTGCCGTGGACGTTACACCATCAAGAATGTTTAATTCCGCTGCTGTAGACGTTACATTTGTACCACCTATATCCAGTGTAGTCACAGATATTTCACCTGCCACAGTCAGCAGCCCACTAGCAACGGTAAGCAAATCGGTATCATCCGTGTGACCGATTGTTGTGCCGTTGATAACTACATCGTCAATATCCAGAGAACCGCCTGTAATTAAACCTGTGGTTGTTATGGTTGACGATCCTGTGTCAATCGTACCAAAACCAGACGTGATCGAACCAGAGTTGAGTGCCCCCACAGTCGTAGCTGCGGTGGTAACAAGGTTTGGCATCGCCGTAATTTCGTCATCAAAATAGGCAGCTAAGTCTGTGACCGCCACCTGTTTCATAGTTCCTGCATCGTTGAAGACAACACGGTCAGCGTCTACTACAGTAGTAGCACTGGCAGACGTATCACCATCCATGATGTTTATTTCGGCTGTGGTGACTGTTGCACCGTCGAGTATTTCAAGTTCTGCTTCAGAGATATCCGCACCACCAATTGTCAGTGTGCCCGATATGTCTACGTTACCGTTGATATCTACAGTGGTGGCAGCAATCTGGATTTCCGTGTCAGCTATAAGGTCAAGCTGCCCATCTGCGCTTGAGTGGATATAGATAGCCGTATCCCGAAACTGCAGCTTCTCTGTGCTGGCTACAAGGATGTCATCAGAAAACTCAAAGTAATCTTCGTCTTCCATCCATTTGAGTACACCGTCGTTTGACTCCCCGTCAAATGTGACTGTAATGTCTGTGCCAGCCGTAGCTGCACCAAATGTAAGTGTGTTGCCAAGCAGCTTGGTGATTGGGCCACCCTCTGCATCAGTGCCATCGTGTGTATGTCCAGTGCTTGCAGCAAATGCAGCCAGTAACTGATTGAACTCGTTGTTACTGTCGGACGCTTGAATAATGTCTCCGTCAGCATACGATGACTGTCGTGTGTAAGATGCGCCCATTTAACGTCTCGCTCCTAGTTGGTACTCTAGCTGAAAACCTTTTAGTGAGTAAGCGGGGGTAGAACCGCCGTCGTTTACTCGTAGGGCTACAGCAAATCCTGATCCCTCTACAGGTTGTCTAATCAGTGGTTGTGAAGGTCCGCCGTATGTTGGCGTACCGTAAGTGGATGTCCCGTAAATACCTGCAATGCTAGTAGAGTCAAGAGGGTATGCTGCAGGTCGGGCTGATGCTGATGATTCGTAGTCGTAACGAACAAACATGTCTGCATCGATGGTAGATTCAGGCTTAAAGTTTACAATAACACGCTGCATGTGTTTTCGTATGCCGGGATCATTCATTGTAAGATCAGGACTACGGTACTTGCCTAAGATAGCTGTTCCGTTGAACGTGGTACCCTCTTCTTGGCGATATACGTACCCGTCAAATCCGCCGTGCAAAACAAGAATGTCTCCAGCATCAATTAGGGTGTCTGTACAAGACGGCTTGATTCCCTTAATTGTAGAAAACTCGTACCCTTTGCCTCCACCCTGCTGGTTTTTAAGAACACAGATTAGTCCTTCTGTTCTGCTTTCCAAGCTACCTGTCTTACTAAAAAACAAACGGTACTGTGTCTTTTCTGGTATGACGACAGAATCAAATACTGTAGCGTCGGATATGTTTTCATCAAAAAGGGACTGTACGTTTGAACTTATAGTGCCCAACTCCACGTCACCAATGTTTGCTGTACCCGCAACTGTCCGCAACCCGTCGGGACCAAGAAACAAAAGATCACCGGCAAATTCTTGAATAGTCTTACCATTGATACATCCAATGTCTCTGGTCACAGGCTGGACAGCAAAATCGCTTAATGAACTGCCCGTAAGTTTAAATATCCTGTTTTCACAAAATATAAACAAACCGTCACGAAACACTTTGAGGCCAACGATTGTATCATCAACTTTGATGCTGCCCGCACCCTGCGCTGAACTAAATCCATCCTCGTTAAACGGCTCACTAAATATTAACTCTTGTGGTCCAGAGTTGCCGGTAAGTGGCATACCAGCATAAAACATGTGTTCACGGTACGAAGCTACAATAGATGCACCAAGAACAGAACTGGTGCTTACGTCTGTTGCAGACAATGCAGAGTTAAACACCGTTGGGGCGTTTACTCCGTCAACAACTACAATCTTACTGTTGCCATCAAAATTAAACCGTTCAAACGAATACTTGCCAGCGTTAGTGCGTCCGGTGTCTCGTTCTGTCCACGATTCTGAAACCACTGTTCTAGTAGTGTCCGAAGTAGCAGCGTGGGCTGCTGCACTGGTTCCACCAGTAGCGCGAGTAACCCCCGTAAACGTAGTTGATGTTACCCCAGTGTAAGTAAACAACTCGTTGTTTATTTGAAGGGTACCACTAGAACTAAACCCAGTGGTTGATATTACTGTAATAGTTCCTGAACCCGTCATTGCTGTGTTAGCAGCAATCGCACTAGATGCACCCCTACCAAGAGACGTAGACGCACTGCTAAAAATCTTTTCGCCCCGTGCAGCAAGTACTTTATCTTCAAAACTTGTTACCATCAACACCTTTTCGTCAGCGGATGATGTTTGAGGTACTATATGTCGTACGTGACGTTGGAATCCTTGAATACGTTTGTATCCGCCTTCTATGTCGGGTTCAAAGTTTTCTAGCTGCAGGGCTTGTCCCGGCTGCATAATAAATGTGGAACGGTTGGCAACTAAGCCCCCCTCACAGATAAACGGAAATGCAGCGGTTTCACTAAGGTCAGCCACTCTATACAGCCCTCATGTAGTTCTTCCGATTAAGCAACTCAATACGCATACGTTTAATTCCATCCTCGTATTCCTTTAAGGAGAACTGTGCAGCTTGTACGTCGGAACGAAACATGTGCGTGTAATATTTTGCGCGGGCATTTATCACTGTCTCAAATCGCGCAGGAATAATTGATGTATCAGTTGCCGCAGATAGATCAGTATTATCGACGTAGTAATCAAACTCTAAGGTTCGATTGCTTGTGTCTGGAATGGGAGTTAGACCAATTTCATTATTGTAGGTGGTGTATACGTATTCTGGATCAGCAAACCTGTCTGTGTCAGGGCGAGTATCACGCTCACGAAACGCATCGTTGTACTCTTCATAGGATAAATACTTGAGGGGAATAGGCAAAACATCTTCACTTAGTTCTACCAATTTAACAAACGCTGCATTGCCCGCTGCTTCAGTAAAGCTTACGTAGTGCGTAGTAGCTGTAGCAGTAAACGTAGTTTCGGTAAGAGCCACTTCGTTGCCACTGGCAATAGTGATCGTAGCAGATTTAGTTTGTGATCCACCTGAACTGGTTCCTATCTCAAGAGTGAGTGTGGCACCACTGGTTTGCGTAACTACAATGTAAGACCGGCCCACAATAAGGTCGGTTACTTCTTGGGATGCTTCTGCGTTAGTAAGCAGCAAAGTGTTGCCAAACTTAGAACTAGCTACAGGAGTACCGGATACAGCAGTCCAATTAGTAATGCTTGCAGCCCCTGCAATCTCAAAGTCTCCGTTGGCAATATAGTTTTTTGGACGAAGAAACATTGTGTCGTAGTCAACGTATTTAAGATTTGACGCTATACTCTCATGGCTGTACAAAGACTTACCTGCAATCACGTCAACAGAACCAGCAGCACGAGTAAACGGCCAATTTAGTTCAGAGTTGATAAGATCAGTAATCGAACGATTAACATAGTCTTTTACCGTAGTCTGTACACCACGAGAGTTTGTAAAGTTGGAACTGGTTAGTTCAACTTCGTTAAAGTCGCGGAGTACGTTGTTGACTAAAGTAAGGTATGTGCTTGCCATATTAGTACCCGTTAAGTTTCGCTATCCAAATCTTCAAGTGCTTCAAGTTTGTCTTGAGCGTCTGCCCAACTAGCGACTGCCTTGTCCATTTCCTCAAGCAACTGCGGATGTTCACCGATAGCCGCCGGGTTATTTGTGTAGTTTGCGTATACAAATAGCGCATCTTTTTTCTGTGCCTCGTACTTGTGCTTTAGGGCTTCGTAGGCAAGTCGTTTCATTTCAGTCTCCCTGTACAACATTATACACCTATTTATTTAAATTAGCAAGGATTATTTTCTTGACTTTTCGATTGCTGTGAATGTTTCTCGCAGGGTAGGAGGCTTTTCGTGCTTGGGATCGTACTTGCATTGTATCTCTCGTGGGAAGTATTCCCCCATGTCATTCCAAACACTATCCACCGTATTGTTAGGACCATGATATATACATAGCCTTTCTCCGTCTATGTTGCTGCATCCCTTCAGTCTGCACGTTACATATTCAGGCCATGTTTCTGCATTGGCTAACGTGCCTCTAAGAAATGATATAAACCCGTAAAGTATTCCTGCAGCGAACAGTCCCATCATTATCCACGCTACAATCTCTACAAACTTACGGCGGCGTTGTCTTTGTTTGTACAGAGTTTCTTGGCGTTGCTTGCGAATGGACCCCTCCATCTTGACCAACTCATCCCACTTGGACCTTCCAAGCGTCATGCCAATCCACTGTTGTAGTTCGTAGCGTTGCTGCTGTGCTTTTTGTTTAGCAGCAAATGTTTCTATGGCTTCTTGTTCTACGGACTTACCAGCAAACAGTTTCTTAAATATGGGTGGGTTCTTGGCTTCTTTTTCTAGCATGTCCAAGTCGGACATTGCACCCATCCAGCGGGACAGGTCAGAGGCCATTGCCTCAATGTCACGTCCTACTTGAAAGCCTTTTTTGATTGCACCGAATGCAGCCGATGCGGTAGCCATCGCGCTAATGGGGTCCATCAGTATACCTTTACGTTGCCGTCTGTTATGAACTTCGGCACACAATATGCCGTTATTAGGTTGCCTTGTTTGTGTAGGGTTTGTGCGTACCAGACGCATTCGTTGAGGTCTTTGAAGTGCATGTCGTTGCTGACTAGCTTTTTGTCATCCCCTACGCCCACAAAAACAAACAGGAGAAAAACGTGTAGCACTATGCTTTTAATTCTTCATCACGAAAACGTTTCATAATTTTAGACCCATCGGGACTCATACGAAGCATTTTATAATTTATATTTTCATCCGGTTTAATTACTCTACCAGATTGATTTGAAATTCTGGTACCACCTGATACATTATCTCGTTGTGCAGCACGAGCAGCCTCCGCGCCATCATCTGCAACTTCAGCACTACGGGCAGGTTTACGGGAAGCGTTAGCGTAATTTTTAGAAACTGTTCCTCGTTTTTGTTTGTAATCAATATCCGCCATTAAAATTCTCCTGACTTCATTGCATCAGACAACTTCTTGGCCCGCGACTTTACCTGACGTGCCCAGCGGGAGTCCATCATCTCAATGCTGGCAGCATCAAAGTTGTTCTCGTGTATTGCATTCCACATCTTCTTGAATTTGCACAGACGAGGCACACCCATGTTGAATGCCATGTCCATCAAGATAAGCTGGCGTACAGCATCTAGGTCTTTGACACAGGGATGCACTTGACACAACTCGTTCTCTACAATCTTGATGTCGTTCATGGCAAGGTAACGTGCGTCTGCCTCACTAATACCGTTGGTGTACACGATAGCCATGTTAGGGATGTCCATGTACTCCAGTTCTTCTGGACTGATACCTCTGTCTTTGAGGTTGCGACCTATACCGATAGTCTCTATACCCAAACTGTCTTCGTACACGGTAAGCACCATGCCCTCGTGTTCGATTAGTTTGTCCAAGAAGTGTGATGCGTTGTACTTCATTGCTATATCATCCCTTTTCGTGACCCAGCCATACCGCAAATGCACCAGTCATGGCCCCCGTGACTACACTTACTAGACCTGCTTGTGCGTTTGTCGGATCGGGCAGAGTCATAAACCACTCCACTACTCTCCACGCTGATACAGACATCATTAACATCATCAAGCGGGGTAGTATCTTCCACTTGAGAAACCGTTCCATTGTGACTTCGGCCATGCTGCATTCCTTACTTGCACAAGTCTTCGTATTTAGTTGAGTGCAGTCTGTGCCGCGACAAGTCTCCTACGTAGTCAGGAGTGATCATGTGTTTAAATACGGCGTTTAAAATTTTTTTTATCAAGGTCATTTTTTTCCAAAGAATTTTGTTGCGCTGCGAACTCCAAAGCTTGCAGCAACAATAACGCCCAAGCTGTACTGGTACCATTCAGGCATTTGCTCCAGTTGTTGAAATCCATGTGATACGACATCTTCCATTCCGGGTATAAAGGCTAGTATTAGTGGTACAGAAAACAAGATGACTAGCCATTCATCTTTCCACGAGTTTTGGGCACCCTTAATTGCTTCTAAGTCCCAGTCAATCTCACCCGTTGCCTTTTTTTCCATAATAGTCGCTTCAGCTTTGGCCGTTGCGACTTTCGCCAAAGTCTTAGCTTTTTTTGTTTCAACCGTTCCTTCAAGCCATGTACCTGCTAGTTGTGTGATTGGTCCGATAAGTAGGTTTAACATTTCCACCTCTTTCGTGCTTGGCGCAGACGGCTATTCGGATTCTTTGCAGCTTTAGGAAACTTTTTCATCTGTCCTGCAGAACGGGCACAGAATGATTTACGCCGCTTGGCTGCTTTACTTCCGGGTTTTACCTTGCCAGTAACCGCTGTCTTTAGTTTGCTGCCGGGGTTCTTGCGACGATACGCTTTCACGCCCGCCTCTGTCATTCCCGCACCCTTCTTTGTGGCACGAAAGTTCTTCTTGTTACGAGCTGGCATTTTATCAGGCTTTCTTGCCACTGGCCTTTTTCCTTTTTCTACCTGAAGCCGTTACAGACCACTTGACCTTGCCGGGTCCGGTCTTCTTTGCTGCTTCTTTTTTTGTAATGCGCTTTGCAACTTTGGCTGGTCTACAGGCTGGGTAGGGACGCTTCTTCTTTTCAGAACCAGAACGACCACACTTCTTGCCGGTCTTTACATCCCGCCAGTCTTCCTTGAACCACTTTGTCAAACCACCCTTTGGTTTAGCCATTAGGCATACGTCCCGCCACGTTTCTTGTACGTCCTGACAAGCCAAGCATTTGCGTATGCTGACGGGTAGACATCAAATTTCTTCTTTGCCTCTGCCTTCACACGGGAGTAAAGTGCCTTGTTTTTGGGAGTTGCGCCCTTTGACTTTTTCTTGGGCTTGGGTGGTGCTTTCTTTGCCATGTCACTTTTTCCTTACAGTCTGTGCAGCACGACGGAAGTTGGCTTTGCTAGGCGCACCCTTACTTCCAGCAGTACGCATCTTCTCTCCGCTACCGGCTTTGATGCGGCGTTTCTTGGCTGCTATGTTGGCATATAGTCCACGACGTGCCATCTGACTACGCCTTTACCAACTTGTAGCCTTTTTTCTTAGCTGCAGCACGGATAGATGCAAGAGTCATTGCGCCACCAGCTTTGCCGCCCTTTGCCATGCCCTTAGACTTCATAGACATTTTTCCGCCGCGCTTCATGCCCTTAGACTTCATCATGGTTTTACCACCACGAGCCATGCCCTTTGCTTTTTTCTTTGCACTGCCACCACGGGCCATGCCCTTACTCTTCATCATCTTCTTCATAATCACTCTCCGCATAGAGGTTGTTGAATACCCGTGCTGTGTCGCTCACATAGTTCGGGTCTTGTTTAGAATGATGGACCCACTGACTAGGAGCGAAGTCCGGTGGGCCGTCGCCCGTAACAAACCACGCTGGGTTTGTAACTCGTACCCTGTTGTTTGGTAGGGCAACCATATTTCCTGTCCACTCACCAGCATCTAAAAGTTCAAGCACATGACTCTGTTTGTGTTGCGCCGGATCATCTGCTACTTCAGTATCTGTGTAGTCCACAGTGAAGTAATACTTTGCAGGATAAAATTCTCCATCTATCTTTGCCAACCACGGACAGGGCGTACCCCTATTCAACACAAATACTGAATGGTGATGTGATTGACAATCCCACGGCTGGGCCAAGTATGTTGGTATTGGTGTAGGCCATTCATCTAAGGGCGTATCACCCACCAGTGCTGTGAGAGGCATACGTGCCCACATGGCACCACCATGTACGTTGTTTTCTTCGTCTTCGCATCCTGTAAACAAGACTTGAAAAGACATGGTACGCATTGGTAAAGTGGTGACTCCAATAACCATAGCGTGTAAAAATTCACCGTGGTATCTATCGTGATTGGTTGTGTATTCTCTTCGTACCCAAGCCTTAAAATATGGAATGTTACTTGTGATATAATTCATCGCCATCTCCTGTGTAGTTTACCCCGGAAGGGATGAGCATATATATCACAGATTTAAAGAAAGGTCAAGAGGGCAAGTTGCCCTGCCCCCTTGATTAATGTTATACGCCAGTCTGGACTGAAGCAGTCTGAACCAGTGCAGTTGGATCACCAATGTCAGCAATCAAAGCAATAACACGGAAACGAACTACAGCAGAGTCAGCACCCAAGATTTTAACTTGGATAGCGTCTGTTGCAATTACTGTGTTGATACCTGTTGCTGTAGGGTGAAAGTTGTAGATAGCATCAGCGTTACCATCAACACCATCACAGAAGGCATCAATGTCGGTGCTGATACCAACGTCAAAAGTCACACTAGAGCCACCAGCTTCAAGGACATCAAGGCAACCACCAAGAACAATCGAGTTGTCCGGTAGGTCAATCACTTTAATGACATCGTTAGCTGTAAGGTTGTTATCGGCAGCGTCAAAGATTTTTGACTGCACGATGTAAGGACGAATCGCGTGTGCGGGATGTCCTACAGTTCCACCACCAGTGATGGTATGGTCAAAAGTAGCCATTTACCTAGCCCTCCCTTACGCGAAGTCGATGACGCCGCGAACGACAGCTTCTGGGCGCAGAACTTTGCGACCAAAAACGTGCAGACCACGAATAACGTCAGAGAACGACTCAGTTGAACGAACCACTTCGGTCTTAGCAATGTGCGAAGCAGTGGAGGTGGACGACATGTGGCCAGCAAGAATCACATTCTCAGAGGCGTCAGTTGCCACACCAGACAGAGTTACCTGATCGGTACCTGCTGTTGAGTTAAGCGCAGTAGACTTGTAACAGCGGAAACCAGCAAGGGTGCCCGGAATAGCAAGACCGTTACGCAGTGGAGAAGTAGCGTCACCAGTTACCTGAACTTCAGCCATCTTGTTTCCGGCTTGGAACATCTTCTCGTAGAAGATTGGTGGTGCTACAAACCAACGATTCTCTTCAGGCACAGACTGATCGTCCAGTGTACGTGCCATCAGCAGCATCAAGTTGATGCCAGCATCGTCAGTTTCTACGTTGATAGGAGCGGATGCAGTACCCAGCGCACTGTTTGTGGTGGTAAGACCACCTGACAGTGAAGCGTCGTCAGCACCAGCGATACCTGCGCCATCAGAGATAGCTTGCAGGACGTTTGCATCGTACTTACGCTTCAGAGCAAATGCACCTGATGAGGTAGCAAGTGCTTCAAAGTTTACGTGCGAATGCCGCTCTTCGATGTCGTCAATCTTGAACGCGAAAGCGTTTGCGTTATCGACAACCATCGTGATTTGATCGTCAGCCAAGTCTTGTGCGTTTACGACGGAACCCCGTGTATACGAACTGACTGTGACTGTTGGTTCTTTGATGATGCGAACCGTGTCGCCAAAGTTTTCAATTTCGCCCGCGTAGTCGGTGTTTGTAATATCTTCTACAACCGAAGCACGACGGAAGAACTTGAGAACCTTTTGGCTAAAGATTTCCGGTGCAAAATTACCGGAAGGCAGGTTACCATAACCTGCAGCAGTACCAAATGCCATTGGTTCTTTTCCTTCCCTCTGTTTGAGGATTAGTTGTTAGGGTCGATCCGTCCCTCTTGACGTGCGGCGTCTAATTCGCTTTCCAGCTTTTCAAACTCCCACGGCTTGAGACTACGGATTTCAGAAGCCTTCCAAATGCGAGTATCTCCACTTTGTTCAGATGCAATGTCCCTAGCTTTAGGGGCACGTACTGAAGTTGCAGCGTCGGTCTTCGCCTTGTTAGTCTTCTTTTTTGAGATTCCTGCGTCTGCTTTGTACAGATCAAGAACTCGTGAGGCCCAACGAGCGTCGGTATTGTTTTTGTAAATACCATCCGAAATGGATTCGGGTTGCTCTTCAAGCCAAGCTAAAAACTTTTCGTCCGATTTGATCTTATCGAAGTCAGGATGATTAGCTGTTAGTTCGCGGTAAGCAGCCTGTACTACCGTCTCCTTCTCACGCTCTTTAATGACTTCCAATTCTTTTTGGAGTTCGGTGGTGCGTTCACTGGCTTGCATTGCTGCTACAGTTTCTACAACTCCGTACACGTCAGGATATTGCGCTTTGAATTCTTCCAACTCTTCAACTGTTTTTGGCATAGGCACGTTTGCCTGTTTTGTTGCCGCTTCCAGTTGTTGTTTTTCCGCCTGAAACTCTGCTAGTTTAGCGTCGTAATGTCGCTTCAAGTCATCGTATCGTTTTTTGTAGTCGTGATCCGGTTTCTCTTGCGTTGTTTCTACAAAGCTAGTAGATTCAGGTTGGTCGGTATCGTCGCTTGCTTCTACCTCCGGGGTATCGTCTTCGTCGTCTTTGTAAACGTCTTCACGATAGTTGCCTTTGTAGAGAGTATCGCTATTGATAGTTCCGAAAGAGTCGTTCGGTTTGTTGGCTCTTGCGCCACGTACTTGTTTTGCCATTTTATTACCTCTGGTTAGCGGGGCTACTTTGGCTTGTAGGTAGCCGCTCCGGTTGTGTCGGGGCCGTTGTTAACGGGTAGCCGACGAATTCATTATGCTGTTAATTTTCTGGTGCAGCATCTAGGGCGTAATAATCATGCCCTCCAAAACTTTTAGTGTATCTTAGCAAAGGATTTCTTTCAAAGTTCTTTGCAAGAGGAGCATCAGGAGTGGTGTAAAACATCACATCAAATGGAATTATAGGATCAGATTCTGTTTCAGGGTTTAAAAGATTATCTGCAGCAGAAAACATTTTAGTTACTGCTCCGGGAACCTGCCCCTTAACTACCTCTGTAAGTCTTTTGCTAAGAACACCCGGCTCTAATCCATCGTACTGAAACATTTTACTTCCGCTGCCACGAAAAGAGCGTTGTTTCATTACTGCTCCAAGATCATTTACTTTAGAAAAATCTCGTCTGTTGCTTCTGGCTCGATTTATTGCTGTTTGTCCTACGCCCATCATAGATTCAACAGGGTCAGTAGCAGCAGTCGTTTCAGCTAGGGCTAACACAGCCAAACGCTCTCTGTCGTCCATACTATCAATTAGTTTTTCAACATCTGCACGTTGACGACGACTCTTTAAAAACGTGTTAAATTTTGTTTTGGTAGAGTTGTCTAGTTTAATTCTTGAAAGAGGTAATTCTCCGCCTTCTGAGTATCCGTCTAAAAAACTGCCGCCCATTGCTGCTTGTCTGCGATCTACTTCTGGCTTGCCCTTGTCGTTCTCTGCGTTAAGGGCGTCGTACCCACCAAACTTGTCAATGTCGTCTACGTCAATAACGTACTCACCTTTAGAGAGGGCTACATCCATCATTTTGCCGCCTTTTGCAGCCCTGCGCTTTTGTGGACCTTTTGGTAGCTTTCCTTCTTTTTGCAGTCGTTCTGTAGTTGGTGCGTTAAGAACAAACGAACCTACACGTACACGGTGATTTTCTGTGTCAGCTACAGTGGTGCCTTTTGCATAGTTTTGCGGTGGGCCGTCTACAAAGCCCGTAGACTGAATTGGGTCTTTTTTGGTGGTACCACCCTCTGCAAAGCCTACAGGGCCACCAGAGGCTCTGTAACCTCCCCCATAACCGGGATCATTGTCTGTACCGTGGCCGCCTCCGCCACCTCCACCGGAACTGCCGCCGCCTCCGCCACCTCCACCGGAACTGCCGCCGCCTCCGCCACCTCCACCGGGATCAGATGGGTGTTGTCCGCCGCCGCCGCCGCCATCAGACTGTGGTGGGCGATTGTCGGGACGAGACGGAGGACGGGACGGCGGGGGATCACCCGGAACAACGTCATCAATGGGGTTAGGAGCAGGGTAGTTAGGACCGCTGCCGCCGCCATCAGACGGAGGTGTAGGTGTGGGTCTATTACCTTCATCGGGGTACGGGTTGTATCCGTCATACGGAAGATCAGGATTGTATCCCGGAGGTGTTGTTGGGTCGCCGTCATCTCCCGGAGTAGTGTCATCGCCCGGAGGAGTTCCGTCAGTGTCATCGCCCGGAGGATTTTGACCAGCAGAAATTCCCAAAAGACTGTCAATGAGTTGTTGGCGTTGTTTATTTGTTAATCCCTCTGGAAGAACACCAGACAAAGTGTACCCTCCAAACAATCCCGGAGAAACACCAATAATACGATTGTTAAACACTCCAACGCCGTAACCAGCTTCTCCCGCTTTCATTTTTTCTTCAATATTACTTAAATTCTTTAGGCTCATCATGGCTCCGACGCCAAAGCCGGATACACCCATCATGCTCAAGCCCATTCCTAGACCTTTGGGCATACCTACAAAGTTATCAGCCACACTACCAGTTAAACTGGACACTCCCATTGTGCCAGAATAAAATTTAGAACCGCTGCGATCATCTGATCCCGCAACTTGTCCCGCAGACTTGTAGTAACCCGGATCAGTGTACCGTGTTATCCCAAACTTTTCGTGACGACGGTCAGGATCATCTTCCTCGTATGGACTAGGAGTTCCTACTGACGGACGTTCTGGAGGAGAAACAGCGAGGTCTACCACTGATTTTAAAAACTCATTAGCCATTCTTTACATCCACCGCAGCTTCATAATCAGCCTTCAATCCCTTGATCTGTTCCAGTGAAGTTATCTTCCCCTGCAGCCGGAACACTTCCAGTTCCGATTGTGCCGCCACCAACGCCCGAAGCGTCATTCGGATTTGCTCCTGCAGGTACTCCTCCAGACTGTCCCACGCTTCCTTGTTCGCCACCAGCGGGCTGACCTTGCTGGCTTGCTTCTTGTTGAGCATTGGCTAGTCCTTTCAACATCTCTGCAAAAATCTGTGCTTCGTTCATGTCGTTCACAAGGCTGTCAGGATCAATGTCTTGTGCAATAGCCAGTTCACGCATGAGGTTTGGTATTTTGATAAACGGTGCCAGCATCGGATTGGATACTGTCTGTAGCAGTGTAGTTAGTCGTTGACTGCGTACTTCCTTTTGCATCACTGCAGCTACACCACGAGGTTTAATCTCTAGGTCACCCTCAATCTCCGGGGAACTTTCGTTGAACTGCATGTTCCACTGAAAGTACGCTTCACCCAGTGGCTTGAGAAGCTGGTCGTCTATATTCTTAATCACCGTTTTAAGGGACAGACTTGCTCCGCCCAACAACATAGACAGTCCAGATGCTGTGCGTCCCGTGCCCGTTACTCCTGTTTGACCGTGCATAATCGACGGCAAACCTGTTTCTTCGTCAGCAAGTTGTCGGCTGATTTGATACATCTGAATGTTTTCAGGTGCTGTGTTCGGAAACTTGAGGCCGTTGATTGCCGTCCCTGTTACACCGGACTGACGGCGGAATATCTTACCGGGAAAGATATCCATGTTTTGTCCGGGAACAAGTGAAGCTTCGTCCACATCAAACACTAGGTTACCCGCCAACGCCAGATTGTCGATTGCCATACGAACGTGGCCGTTCATCAGCAGTTGTGCGTCTTCCATGTTCTCTGCAACACCAACACCCCACACTTGGTACGGGTTGATTTCATATGGAAACACTTGGTAAGGTATACGGGCTGGCGTAAATGGGTTCATAACGCAGCGTAGGATCAGGGTACCACATGCCCACACGTTCACTTGTACCTGTTCAAACTCACTCATGTCAGCAGGAATGTCTAGTCCCGCTTCTCGTGCAAGTTTGGCATCAAGGAAGCCCCAATATTCAAGAACTTCGTAACGACTGTCACCGACGTACGGCTCAGTCTCTTCTTCACGAATGGTGTCTTCGTAATACTTGTCTTCGTAGTTTGGTCCTTTTGCAAGGCACTCTTCAATAGCGTCAGCGTAAAAGTGAGGCTGTGAGATAAGGTTACGAAGTTGTTGACGGTTCATGCGGTGTCGTTGAATTACGTATTCGCAATCGTCTATGCTTGTAGCAGAGGGATCAGGATGAAAGTCCCACGGGGATACGTGTTCGATACGAGGAACAATACGCTCGTACGGACTGTACACTCGTCCCTCTGGTCCGTTTTCCCAGCGGTGTACCCGTTTGTAGTGATTGAACGGACCCTTTACAACTCCTGTACCTAGCAGAGCGGATTCAAAGATAGAACTACGAAGCACGTTTACTGCACGTGTATCAAGAAGCTGATCGTGAACCATCTTCTCCATGTTGAGTGCAGCCTTTTGTGCAGGGCTAATCTGTGGCTCACCCATTTTGGCTGGGCCTTCAGACAGGGGTGCATCACCGTACTGGCTAGCTAGTCCACCCAAAAAATCGCCAGAGGCAGGGGTAGCTTGCGTGGCACCAAACGGCAACTCACGACCATCACCCTCAAATCCGTACGGGTCTTCCGGAGGTTGCATTTGATCTAGCGGAGTAGTAAGGTGGGCAAACTCTGCTATACCCTCTGGTATGGGAGTTGGCTCTATGACCAATGGAAACTTTTTGTTTGCAAAAAGGATGTCTACAATCTGACCGTACGCAGCAAGCACCTTTGTCTTGGTAATCTTGATGAACACCTTTGACTTTTCACTGTCACGGTATTGTGTTGTAGAATCATAAATGCCACGAAAGTTTTTGTACGCTCTCAGCCATCGCTGCTCGTACGAAAACCGTCCGTTTTCTGCGTCGTCAAATCGTGCCTTTACATACGCAGCCAAACCCGGCATTTGCTCTTCGGGTTCAAAGACTGGTACGGCGGTGTCGTCCGCAGGTTCCAAAAAGTTATCGGACATATCGCTTCCTTAGTAGTCGCGTTCGTCTGCCATTTTAAAAAGTGAAGCTTCTACCGTAGGCTTGGTTTGTTTTTTTGGCATTGCTTCGATCATCGGTCCTGTTTGGACACGAGTGTCAAACTCTAGGCTTTCGCGGTAGAGTGAAGATGCACCTTCGTCTTTATCAACGCTTGTCTTGTCTGCGTTCATAATGTACGATGCGCCGTAGTTGTAGTTATTACCGGGCATGTATGCCTCCGTTTGTTGGGTTGTTTAGCGGACTACGCCGCCGTAAAGAAACGATGGTGCTTGATCCATCGCGGTTGCTTCCCCCCGCATCGCATTGGCGCGGGCTTCGGGAACTGGTACGAACCCTTGTGCAGCCATATCAGGCGCAGAGGGTGCGGGATCGGGGATGTTAGGTTGGGGAGCAGCTTCCATCGGGTACGGCGCAAACTCTGGTTTGATATACCCCATTGCGTCCATCTGTGGTGCTACATCTGTTCGGGGGCCAAGACCTGATCCAGCGGGCATAGTGGCTCGTTGCTCTTCACGAAAGGGTGCGTCACTGTATGCCATGCCGGGAGGGGCAACGACCTCTGAAGCCCCTGCAGCCAGCCCTTGCATTGCAGCGGAAAACGGGGATGCTCCTTGTGCTTCTGCTTCTCTAGTAGCCGCTATGGTGCTTGTTCCTATCGCTACAGGCAAAAGACCTCTTATTACTTTTCCACCTACGTCAGTAGCACGAGATATTATGCCTTTATCAGCCTTTTCAACACCGTATTCTTCCGCCATATCATCTAGGTAGGTATCAAAATTAGCATCAGCTTCTGCTACTTTAGCGGCTTGTTTTATGTCTTTTTGTTCTTGTCTTAGGGCAGCAAGCTGGTCTTGTCTTTCAATTCCTTCCCTAGCTTTATCAACATCTAGTGCTGCTGCTTTTTCTATGTTTTGTTGTTGAAGGTCTAGTGCTTTAGCAGTTTGTTTTTCAGCGGATAAAAACGCAGACGCATCCATTTCAGCTTTTTGTGCCTCAGTTAAAGGCACAGCAGGTTGAAGAGCTTGTCCTGCTCCGCGATAATCTTCAACTAATGCTGGAAATGAAGCCGTGCCTTCCGCATTAAATACCGTAGTAGGAATACCAAACTTAGCTGCAATTACACTATTAGTCGTAGGGGTATTTAAATTTTTTGCAGTTTGTCTAACGAGATTTTCTGCAATCTCTCCAATCTTAGCTGGATTTGCTTGCGCTGATTTGTACGCATCTTTTACTTTGTGTCCTGCAAAGTCTTCAGCTAGTGCAAAATTTATTTCAAATTCTTTTTCTAATTGATCTTGAACTGCCGACCTAATATCTGTAGGTCGCCATCCGGATTCTCCACTCTTTGGATCGACGGGTATTTGTGTAGGAAATCGTTCTTCTACTATTGGCTTTATGTGTTTGTTATGTGCAGCATCTGTTTTACTTTTTGTGGTGTCAAACAGTTTTATGTCTTTTAATTTTTTTCCGGGGTTTGCGGCTTTGGATATATCAAACTGTTCTTTTAGGAACGCAGCCATAGTTCCTTTGTAAGTAACATCTAGCCTAGTTTTATTTACTCGTTTTTCACCTTTTAAGGTTACGGTTAATTCTTTTGTATTGGGGTCTTTACTTATAACTATATCTGCTAATGTTGCAGGAGGTTTTGCAGGAGTAGTTTTTGTAGCTTTAGCTCCTAAAACAGTGTCAACACGAACTATGGTGTTTTTGTGAAAAAATAAAAATCGTTTTGTGTCATCACTAATATTTTTATCAGCACTCATATTTGTAAACGCATCGGCGTAGGCTTCGTCAAGATCCCCCGAAGGAATAAGGGCTTCCATTGAACGAGTTCGTCTAAGTTGTCCCTCAGAATACCCTCCTCCTTTTAAAATATCTGTTAAGTCTGTTTCAAGACCTAACGTAGACAAGTACGGAATTTTTGCTCTTATAAATGCTTTTTTTAACGCACCCTCAAACCCTTGTACTCCAACGTAATAATTTGCTCGTGGAGTATCTACGTTACTTAAAAAACTTTCACTATTAAGTGCTTCTTTTAAAGGAGTGTCTAGAGTGGTGTCTCCTAATTTTCCAGCCGCAATAGCCTTTTTCAAATCTTGTATTCTAGAACCAGCTTTAGGCATAGTCATAGCGTGATCTAACGCCTGACCCATAGTCAACTCACCGGATTCTGCTAGTTGTTTAAACTGTTCGGTTTCCATTTAGTACCCAAATACTTCGTCTTGAACTTGGTGGACTTGATTCTTTATCGCACCCAGTTGTTTGTGTATGGAAGCATACCCGCTCATGCGTGTCATCATTCCGTAGCGCAAGGCGTCGTATGCGTGATCCTCTGCCTTTGTGTCTACATCTTCGCTGTTTGTTTTGGACAGGGGTATGCCAGCAATTTGTTTGACTATGTTCTGGCAGCTAGAAAAGAAACGTAGGCGAGGCTCTTCTGTGTAGGGATCATCGGCTAGGCGACGGTGTATTTCCATTTTGCCTTGAATGCGATTACGGTCTGCTGGTGTCCAACGAACACCCTGCCGCATCATTACCTCTGCGATTGATGGCCCAAAACCTGTCTTGTTCCAGCAAGACGAGTCAAGGACCGTGTAGTGAGGTATGGGGTCTAGTTGTTCCGCTGATAGTATTTTAGCGGCTAACTCTTCCGCTGTCAAGTGTTTTTCGTATAATTCTCTATAAATCCAAATGTTGTTGTCCCAGTCGATTGCGCCCCACAAAACACATGAGGGTGCAGCGTAACCGTAGTCGGCCATTCGTATGCGCGGCCAGTTGGTTGGCAGTTCGAACGGCTCTACGACGTGCTTGGTGCGGCTGAACTCTGGGAAGGCCGCTCCCTCTGCCACGTCCCAATCCCCTTCAAGAAGTCGCTTTCGTTCGACATCTGGGAGCGATCTGAGCATGGCCTCGTACTGGCCGTCTGCCATCAGATGGGGATTGTCAGTCAGCCGTGCCGGTACAAACTTACGAAAGAACAGCGGCTGACCTGCTTTTTCGTGGCCGGGGGGCCACACAAAGTCTTTTTTTGTCTCTATATCGAACGCAGGAAAAGGCTTGTTTTCTGGGGTTCCGTCGATGTAGGTTTTCTTGACCCACCAACCACCCACTCCTCCGGGGTTGGCAGTGCAGCGCATGTACAAGTGTTGCTGGAGTTCAGGATCAGTAGTACGAAGGCGAGAACGCAGGTAATCCCAGACGTAGGGTGTAGGATATTGGGTAATCTCATCAATGCCTATCCAGTTGAACGCCTGTCCCTGAAAGCGAGTTACGTCTTTGTCTTTGTCTAGGTAGGTGAACCAGATTGTTGCCCCGGAGGGAAAGTGCCACGTTGACTTGGACTCACGAAACTTTGCACCGGGAAAAGCTTTTGTGTATAGCTGGCGTGACTTGTCGATCAGTTCGGTTAGTTCGTCCAGAGTGCGACGAAGCAGTAGACCGCGATGGTTGCTATTGTGACAAAAGCGTAACGGGTCTGCAAGAAGCGCGAAACTTTTTCCGCCACCGGCTGCACCACCGTATAATACGTCGCGTTCACCAGCAGACAAAAACTCTTCTTGCGGCCCAGCGTTGGGCTGGAATACAATCTCACTGTCCTTGACCAACTCTGAAACGGCACTAGGCAGTTCAGACAAGTCTCCTTGATCAACGACTTTAGTTTCCGTACCAACAAGTGCCTTTTCTACCTTTGTTATCTTTGCTTCAAGATTGCGGGCATATCTGCGTTTGTCTTCGGCTGCCTTCGTTGTTTTGGCTGCGCGGCGTTTGGCTCCGTTCAGTTTCTTTTGAGCAGCACGACGGGCACGTTCCTTTACGGACAGGTTGTACGAGGCTTTGGGTGCGTTGGGGTCTTTCTTAGGGCGTCCTGCCACTAGGACTTCTCCGCGCTGCTTTGTGCGGAGCGGCCCTTACAAGCAGAACCTCCATGAGCCAGCTTCTCACGGGGTGCCGTGCGTGGCTTTGGCTTGGGCACGGACATTCCTAACTCAGTAGAGTATCCCTTGCTTGCGCCGGGGAAGTCTAGGTTTGTTTTGTACTCGTTTGCTTTATCGCGCCTTGTTTGACGTATTCCTGCAGCCCTGTCTTTTCCGGATGTGATAGTTCTTAGCCTGACAGGCTTGAATGTTTCGGAGTCAAACTCACGCAAACGCACACGTCCGCCCATAGTTTCAGAGCTGCTCTTCGGAACAGCAGCAATGTTTTCATTTGCAACGATCTCATTATAGATTTTACGTTGACCGGGTGTGAGGTCTGCAACCTCTGCCTTCGTAATCTTGCGGAAATTCTCGTTAAATTTCTTTCTGGTTTTATCGTACTGATCAAGTGCCATCTATCACGACCTCTTTCTTTGGAGGCAGCAGGACTACACCGTGAACCGCCGTTACGTTGTGGTTGATTGTTTCCGCTTGTTTGACTCCTACGCGGTTCAGGAGGCTTTCGGCAGCTTTGAGACGCAGATCATCACCTCTTTCGGGGGCGGGATTGTCTATTGTCGCTACAAGTCTGTTGGCTGCTTTGAATGCGTTCATAGATAGCACGTCTTTTGTGCGTTCTACTATCTCATCTGCCAGTGTTTTGCGTAACCACGACGCACTACCCACAGAATATCCTGCATCTGTGGCTGCAGCGGTGATATTTCCGCCGTTTTCAAACAAGATGTCAAGAAAAAGGGACTGTTGGGTGGTTAGTTCCCGTTTTTTGGCGGGTTGTTGGGGCATCAGGTTCATTTTTACGTGGCTTCTCCGGCTTTGGTAGTGCATCGTGTGCCCGAAACAATCATAAACGGTGTTATTTCTTGTACGTTGCCTATCATAACCTCTACACGGGCCATACATTCCTCTTTTGTTTTGTACGGACCCCAGTCGTCAGTGACTACCATACATCCCTGCATGGCATTTATGTGACAAATGAGTAACATTGCTGTGTACATGGTAATCTTTCGGGTAAATGAGGAGTGTAGACCGATTCACTGTAGCCACAATCTCGTGTGTTGTGCAAATATCGCTGTGAAATCGGAGAGATGTGCTAAGTCTGAATACGACCTACGCACCTATTATGGCTATGTAATACGCAAATGTCAACAAAAAAAAATTTAACACTTGACAAATTGTGAATACAACAGTACAATGGGTTTGTAACCCGCCGGGATATACCCCCAGTGTACCCGCCGACTCCCCACTGACTCCCCCAAAGCATTGTTTTTAACCATATCGGTAACTACACCCGCCACATTTGCTGTCGGGATTGCATACAGGTACTGGTACACCCCCGGTGGCCCCTGCGACCCGTATCGGGGGTTTGTCATCATTGATGCCGAGGTTGCCATCATTTTAATATTGTGCCAGTGACCCCTGCCGAAAAAGTCCCGTTAGCTATTGCGCCGGATCTTTTCTTTTTACCATTGCCTGACATTTTTCCCATGTCGTTAAGTTTTGGTGTTAGACGTTGATGCCACCAAGCGCAGCATTCCCCGAACACAAGCCCCGCCAGATTATCCCGCCATTACAAGCCGCTGATCTATTAACTGGACCCCACGCATAAAA